GTCATACCTCAGCCTTTGACACTCCCAACTTTACGACCTTTGGTATCACCGAGGAAGATTTCAAAAAGGGTACGTGGGAAGAAAAGATAACAGGGCCACTTCCGGCACCTTATCTTATCACTCCTGCCTGGGCATATGACAAATATGTTCGATGGGGCCCAGGACATCCGGCATATGCGGCACGTGTTGTTGGCGACTTTGCGGAGAAAGGAGAGAACCAAGTCGTCCCACTCTCTTGGATAGAAAAATCTATGAATTTGTGGCAAGAAACACAACCATTAAATACCATTGAGTAGTTACTTATAAGTATGGATCTACCAACTTTAGAGTGTAAACGCTGTGGTCATAAGTGGCACCCCCGCAGCGATAAGTTGCCCGATATATGCCCAAATCCAAAATGCAAGTCACGCTATTGGAACAAGGAACGGAGAACGAAAAAATGAAAGCTAAATTTATTTGCTTTCAATGTGGTACAGAATTCGAGCGATATGAATCTGAGATGCGTAGAAACAAAAGTGAAAGGGTTTACTGTTCTGCAAAATGCCGAAATCTGAGTTGGATAGGTTCAGGAAATCCCAATTATGGACATACCAATTCTCAAGAAGTCCGAGAAAGAATGAGCCGAAATCATAAAGGTGTGATAGCTTGGAATAAAGGGTTGACCAAAGAGGATTCTCCTTCTATAGCCAAATATGCAAAGCAACTGGTCGGGAATCAGTTTGGAAAGGCAAATAAAGGTCATGGAAAACAGAACATCGTCTTGAGGAAGAGAAATCTCGAAAACAACCCCATGAAGAACCCAGAGACGAGGGACAAAATGATTGCATCAAAAAAAGGTAAAATGGTTGGAGAAGAAAACCCTAATTGGAATGGTGGGACATCTTTCACCCCTTACTGCCCAAAATTCAATAGGACGCTCAAGGACTCAATTAGAGATGAATTTAATAGGGGATGCTTGATATGTGAGAGGCCCGAATCAGAACTCAAGAGAAAGTTACATGTTCACCATGTTGATTATGACCGTGAGCAGGGCTGCAATGGGAAGAAGTGGGCATTAGTTCCGCTATGTGGTTCGTGCCATACTAAAACTAATTATAACAAAGGTTACTGGATTGAGCTAATTAACAGCTTATTATACTCAAAAAGGTTTAAAGTGATTCTATGGCTTTAGTAATGGGGGCAGATATTGCTCGCTTCGGAGACGATTTAAGTGTAGTAGCGATTCGCGATAATAATCGAATCCTTGAACTTATCACAATGGAGAAGCTAGATAACGTCGAAGTGGCGGGCAGAATTCAGGAACTCGCGAGAATCCACAAACCAGACCTCATAAATGTAGACTCGATAGGTTTAGGGGCGGGTGTGGTTGATATCTTAAAGTCAAATGACTTGCCCGTTCATGGTGTAAATGTGGCTGAGCCTTCGGGCATCGTAGATGAGAAAGGCAACCGGCTTTACGCAAATCTTAGGGCAGAACTATGGTGGACCCTTCGTGAAGCGCTAGATCCTAAGAACCCAGAACCGCTGCTATTACCACCCGATGATGAACTTTTGGCGGATCTGGCAGCACCGACGTTCAAATATAATCCAAGAGGGCAAATACAGATCGAGCCCAAAGAAGATACAAAAAAAAGGCTCAAACGAAGCCCCGATAGAGGCGATGCAGTTATGTTGACCTTCGCACATCCTGATGAACAGCCTGTTTATGAAATCGTAGGCAGTGCTCCGGTGGTGGGTGGGCAATATGGGCAATATTAATCAAGTTGGTGATAACAATTAGACCAAAGACACACAAGAAATTTCCCAAGGCCCTCAGAAAGCGAGCGGTGAAGGCAACGCTTCCTGAAGGCTATTCTTACGAACTGTCCTGTTCAGCAGATATCGATAAGCACTATTAGGACCAAGTACGCTCAAAGTCTATTTGATACGGTAAAAGGTGACTATGGCCCGTCAGGATACTTTTTCACAATTCCCGTTCGACTTATCTAACCTTTTTTATAAGTTATATAGATAAATAAATAAACCAGGAGGTATCAATTACCCCTAAAGATACTTTTGAGGCCGAATGTCGAAGAGAAGTAGGAGACCACCACCCAGACAGATGAACGCTGCCGCGCCCGCGCTGCCCAAAGCCAATTATGACGTAGTTGGATCACCTTATCCTGTCGTGGCTTCTCAGCCTTTCAATTCCGTCCCTCAATTTTCCTACAATGCCAAAGCCACGAATGCCAGCTCGATAGTCGCGGCCTTTTCTGTGCCCCCTGTGCTTCAAACTCTGGTGCCGTTTGCTGAAGCCGCATTACCAGACGTCGAAATGATAGCCCATGCTCCAAAGGGCGAAAAACCGAGCGACCAGCAGGTCCAAGAGGCAGAAGCAATAATAAGAGCTATAAATAAAGTCGTGGACCCGCTAGATAAGGCTCGATGGGTTCTTTACGATACCATAGGTTTCAGGCACTCGCTTTTCAATTATAATATCATAAATGACCAGGGCCGGAATGTGCCCGGCGCTTTCATTCATCTTGCAGCTGAGAGTTTCGCGCAGAACCCCTCAAGCATGACAGACCAGGATCTTTATTTTAGAGATCCCCTTTTGAGGGGCCTAGTCTTCGACAAGACCGCTAAGGTTCAAAGATATTTCCAGAAACAGACCAAGAGCGGCGAACCTGTCGAGATTCCCGCCGAGCAGATATTACAATGCACTTATGAACTTCCTGGTAACGAATCCATATTAGGCGCCATCCTGCCTACTATCTACTTCTGGAACATATGCAGACGCTCGCTGGGTTTGAGCCAACATAGACTAGGAGAACCCAACGCCGTCATAACGACATCAGTAGAAGCTATGAATTGGTGGGCAGAACATGCATCAGGCAAGGGTAAGCCAGCTCTAAAGAACGGTTTGCCCCCCATGATTTGGGACTATCTGGACCAATTGGTAGCCCTCCAGAGCGCAGGCAACCGGCAGAACCTCCCGCCTGGCAGCAACCTTTCGTATCCGCCTGTCAACATGATGAACAAACCACAAGAGGTGGAGCAGTATATTGAGCGGTGTATATTACAATCTATAATGCCCTCGAAGATGCTCGATACCCTTGGAGGTGCCAAACTTTCCAGTTCGGGCGGTGCTGTCCTAGAGCTGTTCGTGCTTCTCACGAACAGCAAGCGTAAACTGTGCGTTGGTGGCCTTGAGAAGTTCTATACTACGATTCTGGCAGACCTGAACGGCTTTACCGATTGGGAGGTGACCGCTAAATGGGCCTCGATAGTGCCCGAAGACGTACAGGCCGAACAAAGCAGCATCAGGGCAAATCAGCTCCAAGGCATCATGACAATAAATCAGGCTCGTAAGGCGCAGGGGTTGGACGAACTGCCCCATAGAGCGAATGTGCCACCGGGCTATACGGGCGAAACGCTGGAAGATCTATATGATGAATACCGATTGCTGCACGCGAAAACTGCGCCGGGTGTGGTGGCTTAAATGGATTTCTTAACGCTATTATTCGTGATAGTGCTGTTAGCTATTGCTTATGTTGTCCTGAGAGGGTCAGGATTTTTGAACCGGGGGCCTCCATTACCGTGATTATGATTATAATGGCAATAATAATAAAAGAAGATAGAGAGGTGTGAGGATACATGGCAAAACAACCATCGGCTAAACAAGTCGCGGCAAGAGCAAAGTTTACTGCTATGGTAAAATGCGAGGCGAAAGCGAACAAAACCAAAGGGAAAAAGTGAAACTTCCCGAAGGCGCTCTAAACGTATTCAAGGCTAATGGCTTAAAGGGTATGACGAGTAGCGAAGTTAAAACAATTCGACCGGCATTAATCGATAACTGGGGGTCAAAAAAAGATTTTATTGCCGCTATCAAAGACCCAAATTTCAGCGAAGAGCGTCTTTCGGTGATTTATGATAACGAGACCCACTTAGCAGGACTTGAGGCAAATAAAGTTGATGCTCTATCGGGCGGTATGGAAACTAAGACCTGGATAGCTGGCGGCGATAATGTTTGCCCGGAGTGTGAAGCGATGGACGGTGAGAGTGTGGGAATAGATGAAGATTATTCGAATGGAGAAAACGTGGCTAATGCCCACGTAGGATGTCAATGCGAAGATGCCTTTGGCAATCCCAAGCAACACAACCAAGCGAGCACCGTGAAAGTATTAAATGCCTCTTGGAATGGCGACCAGGCAAAGAATCGTGTTCTAGCGCACTTCACCAATGCAGACGCTAAGATAAGCAAGAAAGGTGCTGCCCCTTGGTTTGGGCATGTAGCACTAGGCGATGGTCAGAACAAGGACGATTATTCTTATCCGCTCGGCGACATGGCAGGCGATAAGCCTACCTATATCAAAGAGGGTCTACAGGCAGCTTTCGGAGCTGCATCAGGCGCTCACACAGGCATGGTCAACAGAGCTATTCAAGCCCGGATGGTCAGGATCTTCAGGCGCGAGTTCGGAAAGGCCGAGATGGGCAAAGATATGGCCGACTTCGTGGATAAACACTTGAACGCCAGAACATCAAACGCCAGTGCAAGCGCAACGGGCAAGATCGTCTACCCGCAATTCCCTGCCGACATTAAAACAGGCGAGGAAGCTTTACAGTTCTTGAAGGAGCACAACATAGACAAAGTAGAGCTAGAAACTATTCCACTAGCTGAAGGAGTCTTTACCGGGACTGATGGCATACCCACCTTGAAGCTCTTCAAAAACTTCAAGAATACGGCACATTGGCTTAACGGCATACCCATAACGCCCGAACATGTAGCAGTTCCGGGAGGCGATGCCGAAGTCATGCCCTGGACTCCGAGAGTGGGCAAGCTTTGGGATGTTCACGCGAGAGAAGCGAAGAAAGATGTTAGAGGCATCAGCCAGTATTTCACCGAAACGCTCACCCCAGAAAAATTAACTAAGTTCCTGAACAACGAACCAATTCCCGGTAGCTTGGAATATAGGGCCGACATGGACTATACGCCCGGAGTTTATGAAGGAAAGGAATATAAACGCATAGAGGATAATTATGTTCCATATAATTATGCAGAAGCTCTTAACGGCGCGGCCTGCGAGCCGCCCAGGTGTGGCATTTTGTTGAATGGAAGTGATAACATGGCAGGTGAGCAAGTTCCGGCACAGCCGGATATAAAGAAGGTTGTCGAGGAAGCTATAGGGGCAATCCTTAAGCCAGTTCTCGATACCGTGGCAAAAGTGGATGAGCGCCTTGGTAAGGTCGAGGGAACCGCCAAGGTATTGAATGAGTCGGACACCAAGCGGCAGGAAGCCGAGGCTAAAGTCCTGGATGACAGGCGCAAAGGAGCCTTCAAGAAGCAACTTAACGCCGCCAATGCAGCTAAGATAGATGAGCATTGGACCCAGGCCAAGACAGTGGGAGAGAGCCTGTATCTCGATGAGCATCCCGAGATAAGGCAGATCACAAAGCAGATGAACTCTGCTCTGGTGGGCCAGATCAACACGCCCGCAGTCGGAACGCCGGACGGCGACGCCAGGCAGAAGATGGTAGATCGACTGCGCACGGCGGGACAGAAGGCTAAGGCCTAAAAGGAGTGGAAAACATGGGAGTTAATAGAGAAGTAAGGACGGCAAACAGTATCCCGATACCAGGAAACTTTGCCATCCCAAGTGGTCAGAAAGTGGCCTTCGGCGCCGCTCTGGTGGGCGTAACCTTCACCAAACTAGCCGAAACCGTTCAAGCCATGCCTACCGCAGCCGCCTATATGTTTGGCTGGGCAGGTAGAAGAGTAGACCTTTTTCCCAAAGGAGCCTATGATGGTTTCTGGGGCTACAAGGACCCGGTTCCGGTTTGGAGAGGCGAGGCAATCGGCCTGGTAACGCCAAACAATACATCCGATGCCAACATAGACTTTGGCGATTACCTGGAACCCGCTGATTTGGGATCTGGCGCAGGCGCAGGAGCGCATGGTATCCTTGAGGAAGCAGGATCTCAGGCAGGCAAGACCTATACTGATGCTTCGCTTGCTATGGCTCTTGAAAGTGTGACCATGAAAGGGGCTAAGCACCCAGCTTCGACCGTGGCGATAGGTGACGAGACGATCACGACCACATCAGGCGAAACCGCCACGATGGGTTTGACAAAGGGAGACCTCATCCTTCTGGAGGATGATAACGGCAATGTCCAGGTCAATGCCGTATATGACCTCACGGCGACCCTCATAACGTTGCTGTTTCCGTCAACCGTGGCTCTAGGAGATGTCAGCAATGACAAGTACAGTAAGATATACCAATGCCTCATGAGGCAGGTGATCTAAAATGCCCGCAGATACTCTAAATTTCCAAGGGATTCTCACACCCGAGACCAAGGCGGCCTACTACGAGTTTATCACGCTTTGGCTCGATGCCAACATAGATAACCAGATGGCCCGGAGGTTATTAGATACCACCCCAATGGACGCCGGAGTCGAGGAGTTCCCCGTTGGACGTATTGACCTCTCGACAAATACCGTAGTACCCGGACCTAAGAACACACCCGGATTGCATACCTCCATTGGAGCTGACGAGATCAGGGCACGGGTGTTCTCCTACGGTGACGGGTTCGACCTGAACGAGAATGACGTGAACAAGTACCCGGCTATGCAGTCTGATCTCATCCAGGGCATAACCGCTAAGATCTTCCGAGGGGAAGACTACACATTCTACAAGGGTGTGGCAAAGATCGGGATAGATGGCTTCGAGACCGCCGCGAGAGCCAACGCAAACGGCAAGATAACCGCCGCGGCGTCTAACGGTGTCGATACCGCCAATAACGGCGCATGGCTCACTGACCCAGGCCGAGACATCCGCCAGGATATCCTGAACGCTCGGGGAAAACTCAGATCGAAGTTCAGAAACGCCCAGGACAGGCTTTGGCTGGTGGGAAATTCCGAGACCCTTGATGCCCTGGATCAGCAGGACCCCAACAGCACCATAGGGGATAGCGTGGCTGATTCCGTGGCCCAACTTCTCGGTAGGCCGAAAGGTGCAGCTAAGAACAACTTCTGTATGGTCAACGACCAGATATCGACATCATATGTCTATCTGATGACCAGCAAGAACCCCGAGTTCGCCAAGATGGTCGAGACCAAAGCCATCTTCATCGATGACAGGTACGGCCTCAAGCCCATAGGTAACTACTCGGTCGAGATCTACGAATGGGTGGGAATGGCTATCCGTGACAATGAGGGTGTCGTTGAGATCGACACAACGTAGGTGGGCCACATGGTAATAGGCAACAGAAGAGGGATGCGGCAGATAACAGGGGAGGTGGTGGCGGGATCTTCCGTCACCTTTACCTTAGCTCACATCCCGGTGGCTGATAGCGTTGAGGTCTTTGGAGGCCCGGCGCGGCTATTGAACGGGGCTACCCAGGGAGGCTATTCGCTTTCCGGCCAGGTCATAACGCCTTCCGAAAGCTATTCAGCCGGTGGAATCACGGCAAACTACCTATATTGAGGTGTTGAAGATGGCAAAGAAAAGTACACCTAAACCGAAAGGCGGTAAGGGTGGTAATGGGGGGTGCAAGCCTAAGCTGGCTCTAGTATCTCTTATTATTATCATGATAATTGGAATGATGCCAGCGATGGCTACGACCAACCTCATGAATCCGAACCTGATAAACTGGGCTACATCTATTACAGGCTCGGCCACATTTACCGGCACCGTAACAGGCGGAGCTACCACCAACACAGGAACAATAAATCATTGGGCCATGATGGGCGCGAATCTGCCATTCACGATGGCGGTGGGAACGGGAGCTTTCGATCTATCCAATTCAACCGGTGATCTTCACGGAACCACCGGTATCGAATACCTGAATGCGGTTAAATCGGCCACCGTCAGGACGACCGGAGCGGGAACTTTTGCTTCAATTGTGAATAATGGTACCCAAACACAAACTGGGGTAGAGTCGTTCACTGTTGGACCGTTGTTCAATGCTGGATTCATCTTGCCTGCAAACCAAGGGATTAGTATAACCTCTGGCACAAGTATAATTGATCTTAGCGGCGGTTCTGGCATTTTCAAGACGACAACCGGAGCGGTCACATTAGGACCGGGGGCTGTTTCCCATACTGGAACCGTTGCGTATTCGGTCAATGCCGTGATCAATGCAGATACTACAATTACCGCCTCTTCGACAAAGACTACGTACGAAATAGACGCTTCCGGCGCTGATGTCACCTTGACGTTGCCTGATGCAGCAACCGTCTCAGGCCGCCTATATTATGTGGCCATCAAGACCGATCCAGGCGCATTCTTTGCCAGGATCAAGACTACGGCGGGCAAGTTGGGTGGAGCTTCGGGAATTGCAGCCGTAACGGGCCTAAAAAATACTGATGCTGCCGGAGGGATAACTCTAGTCAGCGATGGGACAGATTACCTGATAGTGGGCCAGTACTTCCCAGTCGGCGGGGCCGGATTCATTAGCGGGTGAGGTTGGATCATGTCTAGCCTCGTAACCCTTTTAGCTTCGCAAGCAAGGACGGCCTCGGATATAGGAGCCACCGCTACCATACAAGGGGCTTTCAAAGCCCTCATGTTCATGCTCAACGTGACCGCCGCAGCCGCTGATTCTGGCGATTTGCTTGATGTTTACGTGCAAGATTCGCAAGACGGAACGGTCTTTACCGATCTGGTAAGGTTTACTCAGGTATTGGGCAATGGGGGCGTCAAGAAGTTCTATGCCTTCGCCAATGCTCTTGTATCTCCTACCGTGGCTATGGGGCCTGTGCAAGATTGTGCTATGGCAGCAGGTGTAAGAGCTGGACCTTGTGGGCCCTACTTCAGGGGAAAATTCGTGATAACGCCAGACGGTGACCAAGTGGCAGATCAGAGCTACACCTTCGAGCTGACCATGAGAAAAATGCAATAGCGGAGGAAATAGATCATGTCCGATATTCGTATTGCCAGAGACGACCTTTGTCCTTATTTAGAAGATATGGGAATAACCGAAAAGATCCAACGATATGCGGCAAGGAATTACTCGGATGACGAGATACGAATCCTTATTGCCGATTGGTGCGACTTGCCTGGGATTACCTGGCCCCAAGTAAACCAGGTAGTAGCTGACCTATTAGGCGCTGGCAAACTTCCGGGGGTTGAATTGTCTGGATCTAACAACCCGATCGCCATCCAAAGACTTGATAAACCGAGTGGTATAGGCTGCAATGGTGTTAATATCTGGTGTACTCCTCCAGCCGGGCCCTATACGATGCGATGGATGATCAACGGAATCCTGAAATTGACCCAATCGAACTACTATACGACTGATCTAGCAAGCGTCGGAGCTGTTCCAGGCGACATAGCCCAAATGTGTCAGGTATCAACCGATGGAATCGTGGGCTGGTGGGCTAGAATAGCGGTGCCATAGAGGTAATATATGTCATTCTCGTTCGATGAAGAGCTAACATCCGACCTTGATAAGGTCCGTGACTTGTTGCAGGATATCGACGAAGATTATCAGCTCCTCTCGGATGAATCGATTTTACAAGAGTTATCAAACAATAAACCTATCATGTTGGCCGCCGCCGCTTGTTGTCGCAAGCTCGCTGCCAGGTTCGCCCTAAAGGTCAACTACACCCGGGGCAAGAATTCGAAGAGCAATTCAGACCTATATGCTCACTTCATTGATCTAGCCGCGAAATTAGAGGCTAAAGAAGCTGAACCCACCTTTGATACAACGACCGCAGAGATTGGAACTGTGCAGGATACCGAGACTTACCCAGCGGGGCTACAACATGGTCAGGAGACCGAGCTATCATGGCCTTGACCGCGCTAGGAGTGGCGAGATCTGGCGCGGTTGGCTATACAGCTATAACCCAAATCATGATGTTTCATGCTCAGCCCGATTGGTTCGATAAGGTCTCGATGGGGAACTTAGATCTTCAAAAAGATGTCGAGGAGACCTATGAAAGTATGTGTTGGGTTCATGATTGTCTTATGGATAACCACTTTGAGATTCTTTTGGAAACCCACATAGGAGATAACTGGCAGGCTTTCTTTAGCTCGGCAATAATGCCAATACCATTGGAGGGTCATTAAATGGCCTTAAGACAAGATGATTTCGAGACAGACTTTGCTCAGGAGATTAGAGACGGCGAGATCATGCAGGACGAAGTTCTGATTCAATCTTTTATCAATAATGATGGGGCGGATGACATCTTTTCTGAAGGCAAACTTTACTCCTGTGATATTCAATACGAAGTATTCAATATTAATACAGCCGAGGGCGAGAAAGCAGTAACTACCGCCCAGATTCAGCTAAATGGTGATGTCGTGGTATCGGCGAGGGATAAGATCACCTTCAACGGTCAATCGCCAAAGATCCTGCGAGTTGGGTCGGATGGGGATTATCGAGTAACGATCTACACATGAGCATATCTACAGAATTTTTAAAATCCTTGTTGGGATTACCGATCACGGTTACAATCGGAACCCACGACCAATGGAGGGGATATCTCTTTGCTTACGATGATCAGTATTTGGTGATCGAGGGTGAAACGGGGAACGAGGGCATGAGTTTAATTAGATTAAAAAAGATAACAGCAATCGACTTCTCTCCAAATAATCCGTGTAAAGCGGAGATAGTCCCATGAACAAATGCCAGGCCATCCTAAAAGCATATGAACCAGGAGATCGCATTTACCTGAAATCTATCGGCTCATCCGGCTTAGCTGGCACGATAAACAAGATTGAAGATTGCTGCCTTGAAATGATAGCCGAAGATGGTAGACTCTACAGATTCAATTCTCTTTATATCATCTACATCTGCGAGGCTCCATAATGGCCGAAGTCGAAATAGATGTTGCTGGCATCATGGCGATGGCCCGAGAAGCAGATAAACAAGCCCGGTTAGCCTATGCCGAAGAGGTACTTCAACCAGCAGCGGACGCCAAATGCCCAGTCCTGACCGGGACTATGGTAGGAACGGGCCATATAGAAGATGAGGGTGATGATGTCTGTCTCACTTATGGACCACTTGCTTATGTTTGCAAGCAATACTTTGATGACACCCTGAATCACCCACATGGCGGTGAATCGCATTGGTCCGAACGTGCGGCGGAGGAGACCGCTGATCAATTAGCCCAATGTGAGGCCGACGCTTTTGAGGAGGCGTTCGGCTAATGACGATCTTATCTTTGATCGATGATGTACTAGAAGAGCTGGAGGACGAAGGTTACGGCACATTGGGCACGGACCTCTACAAATTTCAGTACCATCCTAGCCAAAAGAATCAGATTGCCGTTCGGCTCATACCAGGGCAGGGGCCTATCATAGCTTCAGGTGGATCATCTACCGCCAGGCCAAAGCTTCAAATTTACGTGCTAAATCAAACCATGTCGGTCGCCGCATCAAAAGCGGATGCCATCAGAGACCACTTTTTAAATGCAATAGACCTAATAGGGCAGGGCGTGTGGGCCTCTCAGGATTGCCCGATATCTTTAGGGTTGGATGATAAGATGAACACTTACATGTTCATCGTAGAGTTCCAGATATTTGGCGGCGATACTTAGATAAAGTCCATTTGATATCATAGTCATAAAGAATTTTCGAGGCTAAAAAATGGCTGATAAAACTACCTGTAAATCTGGCGGTTCTGACAAGACCTTTAAAAGCCAGGCCGCCGCAGAGAGGGCTAATCACAAGCAATTGGCCCACACTATTGTAAAGCCAGATGGTTCAAGAAAGAAGTGAAATAAATGAGGTAATATTATGTTGGGAGAACCAAAGAAAGGAAGCGGAAAAGTCCGTAGATTGGGACTCATCATCACTGATGATCTGAAAAGAACCACAAAAGAAGATCTCGCAGATAAGAACATCAAAGGGCATAGGTTCGGAGCTACACCGGTAGCATTCACTCTGAAAGATTATGCCACCCCCATAAAGGACCAGGGAGATTGTGGTTCATGTGTGGCGTTTGGCTCGTGCGCTACCTTTGAGACTACAAAGAAGTTCGCTGACCAGAACAAAACAGAAGTTCTCGACCTCTCCGAGGCGGACCTGTTCGCCACGATAGGCACCTGCGCGAATGGAGCCACGCTTGAGAAAGCAAACGCAAGGCTTCAGTCTACCGGAGTGTGCACAGAAGATTGTTGGCCCTATGGTGGCGATGCCTTACCATGTGCAAACAATACTAGGATTAAGATTCTCTCGGCTACTCGTATCACTTCCGATGCAGCCGCAAAAGCAGCAATCGCGGCAGGGCAAGCAGTTCAGTTTGCTATGGATGTCGACGATGATTATTTTGATGTTGATTCCGAAGCTGTTTACTCCCCTGAGTACGGTGATTATGCGGGCGGCCACTGTCAGAGCGCCGTAGGATATGATGACGTCCGGGGTGCTTGGCTGGTTAAGAACTCTTGGGGTACTTCCTGGGGATTCGACGGTTATGCCTGGGTAGCCTATGGAGTCTGCGGCATCTTCCGGGATTATGCAGGTTATGTCTACACCGTTACGGCAATACCGCCCGTTCCGCCAGTAGCTCAGACAGGCGTTCACATCAATGCAGGTGGCCTAAATGCTGATGTCCTGGTTAATGGGGCTAAAGTGGGCGCCACAGACGGCGATATTGCCCTAGTAGCAGGCAGTTACAAGGCAACCATCCAGAAAGATGGTTATGTCTCGCAGGATATCGCTTTCGATGTCCTAGATAAGCAGGTCACGACTTTAGCCGTGACCTTGCAACCCGTCGCGAAGGCTGACATAAACCTTCAGGCAGCAGGCCAGATCTCCATCGCGCCTTTTGGCTACTCTAATGTGAAATACGACCTCATCCTGAATGACAAGAGTCTCGGGAAGATTTCGAAGATGCAGCTTTACCCCAAGACCAACATTGAAGGAAAATTTAATAATGGCGACGGCCTGACATTTGGCCTGAAGGACCAGAAGACCGGCGAGATAACAAATCTCGTTTTGGTCAAGATGTATGGCCATGACAAGAACCTCATACCTAATATGTGGCTGGTCCAGATGGGTGTAAAGATTGGCGGCATGATCCGCTACAGCATCAGTCTCATTGTAAGACTCCTGTCGGTCTCCGAAGCTCTGGTGGCTGCTAAGGCAGCGATGGAAGCAGCCAAGACAATCGAGGATCTGGAGGCCAATGCCTGCCTAGCCGATGAGCTTGAGGCGGCCTGTGATAAGCGACAGGATAACGCGATAAATGCCAGGCTGGATGCTAAGGTAGCCGAGGCTAAGAAATCCAAAGGGGCCTGAATATGGCCCTGTTTGGCTTTTTGGAGGGCTACAAGCATTATATCTCTGCGTTCGTCATGATGATTTTGGGGCTTGGGGGTGCAATAGATCCAAGTGCGGCGAACATCGTGGTTGCCTTTTTCGCTCAGTTTGGGCTATCTGTTAGCCCCGCCACGATCCTGATGGTCTGCGCTCTGATCGTCGTGGGATTAAAGCGATTACAAGCGGTCTGTGAATTGCCGCCTCCAACACCCGCAACATTTGAGACACCTAAAGGGCCTTAGTGCCCTTTACCAAATTTACAATCGTGATTATGATTATGATAATAATAAATGCCGAATACGGCAGGAGATTACGAAAATGGGAATTATGGAAGATGCAACCGCAGCCACATTAACTCAAGCTTGGGTTATGTTGCCTATGGATAAGAGAACCGAAGTCAAGAAAGGTTGCGCCGTAACAGAGGTGGCGTTGCACGACTTCAATGCTGCTATAGCCAACGACCAGATCACCGGTCCAGCTCTTGAGCAGGCCATCAAGGACATTCTGGCTGCAATGGGCACCGTGGGAAGCAGCGCACTTCAGGCGATGCTCTGGTCCGTGTTCAAGCATGCTTGAACACATATCTTTTTGAGGCCACATGGAAGACTATGATTCTAGCGGCGAAACGATGGAGAGGGGGCCAGAGTTTGCTTCGATGGGCAGGGCCGACGCTAGACAAGATGCACAGACCGCATTAATCGTGGCTCATCTTGAAGGTAAAATAGAGGAGGGTTTCAAAAGTATAGAAA